CTAGGACTTGCGTCCCAGACTCTGTGCTGATGGGTTACCAAGCCCACCAGTTAGTTTCGACATGCTTTGCAGTCAAACTTAAGTTCTGTGCTTTGCATGGAATAATCAGAGCCTGGAACCAGGGAACATCCTTGTGGCGTTCTGCCTTCGTGCAGGCGCCCGGGGTGACCGCTCACCGGATTCTAGTTCTACAATCCTCTCACGAAGAGAAGACTAGACCTAGTGCGGTGGCGGGGCCGGGTCGTCCTTAGATGGCCCAAGGAGTACCGAGGATCTGATCTCTGAGGGTGGAATTACTTCCATACTTCCCCTATTTCTAGGGTAAGCCCCTCTCGGATCATCTCCAAAGCTCCTGGTTCCTGCCACTCGAACGCCAATGCAGAGGTGCTGGTCACCGACTTGATGACTGACATTCCCCAGTGCGTGTCTTTCGACGCCGCCTGTAGGAGTGCCAAGTCACCAGCCGGGGCCAGCCCCCAAACTGCGGGCGCTAGTCTGTCCCCCCGTCCAAGCTGGACCGACAGATCCATTATCTCCATTTCCGAATGCTCTGTTTCCAGAGGTTCGGTCATGAGAGACATGGTACCTGCCGGGTGGCCGACATCTAAGAGCTCGCGACTCAACCGGATTAACCGGGGAGAAGCGAACTCAAAGGTGGCGCCACTTGCGTTCCGATCCGGTGCCGAGAGTATCCATCCTTTTAGGAGGGACTCAAGGTTACCAGAAAGGGTCGCAATCCACTTGGCGTGAGATTCTCGTGCCTTTCGGATCCTTCGGATCTCGAAATGCCGATAAATCTCCTCAACCAGGCCGCCAATCTCATTACAGGGACCGATCAAATCGGTCCCCGGTGAGCGTTGCAGCGATGGAAGCCGGGAGAAACCTCCTAAGACACCCTGCAGAGTTCCTAACAGGATCTCAGGAGCAGCACTTAGGAGCCCGCCCCATAGCGCTGGCGTCACCGAAAGCGGTGCGCCTGGTCCGAGTAGGGATACAAGAACGAATCGCCACTTCCTTGCTGTTCCCATGGATGGGAGCAGGAAGGTGATAGCCGCGAGTACGGACTGCCCCGAGATCTTCCACCCTCGACGCAGGGCCACGTCAACCAGGACTCTAAGTCCCGAGAGACGCGTACCCGCTAAGAGGATGAGAGACCCCGGCATACCAGTGACTTCTTGGCCTTTCCGAAAATGCCGCTTGGCAAATTCGGCGGCTCCAACCCCAACCAGTGACTTACTGTCATTGATTGAGACTTGGAACCACTCCATTAAATCACGGTATTCCTCCGCCACGTCACAATCAGCGATGCCAATGTCATCACCGAGAAGGACGTAACTTTGGAACAACCGGTCGTGGCCAGCCCGCATGGCAGCAATTTGGACAACTACATGATGAGACAGCGCGAAGCTGGCCCATGATGATAGCGTCCCCATTGGCTGCCCTGCGGCGTAGCGATAAGCGGCGCCCTTGTACCAATAATCGCGCGCTGTGAGGAGGGTCAACCACAATGCGGCAGCCCGATCTCCGATCAGGACGCTCAACACCATGGCGATGAAGCCTCCAGGGAAACGGTCTGTAGCTGCCGTAAGATCGAAGCAATAAAGCTTCTTTCCTGTAGCAGTCCAGGCCGCAACCTTGTTGGCAGCCTCGCCTTGGTCCCAGGTTCCGTCCATAGGGAGCTTTCTGAGAACCTTCATCAGGTAATCATGGAGCCCCTTACAGATGGTCTGGGTCCAGTAATCAGAGATGGCAAAGACTCTCTTCTTACC